TGCGCCTGGTCCTTTTATTGGTACAGTAAAAGCAAATACTGATATCCTACGCAGTGGCAGACTACAAGTATGGATTCCAGAACTTGGTGGTGATCCAAATGATGACCGCAGTTGGCGCAGTGTTGCGTATAGCACACCTTTTTATGGCGTAACACCACAGCAAACTGGCGGTGACTATCAACATTCACCACATAGTTATGGTATGTGGTTTGTTCCACCTGATGTTGGCGTAGATGTTATTTGTATATTTGTTAATGGTGATCCTGCACGTGGTTATTGGATTGGCTGTGTTCCACAATGGCCTAGTCTACACATGGTGCCTGCTATCTCTGCGCCTGTTGATGGAAAAACACCAGCACCAGTTGTTGATTTATACGTTGATCCACTTGCAGCACAAAGTGGACCAAGTGGTGACCTAACTGGATTTGCCAAGTCTCCACGATTGGTACATAAGGATCAAGAAAAAACATGGACAGCGCAGGGTATTATAAAAGACCCAGACCGTGGTCCAGGCACCAGTTCGGCATTTCGTGAAACACCAAGCAGTGTGTTTGGTATTAGTACACCAGGTCAACCGATAATTGAAGACCCTGTATTGGGCGTTGCTGGTCGTAAAGGCGGTCATACCTTTGTAATGGATGATGGTGATTACAAAGGTAATAATGCGCAGATGCGTTTTAGAACCGCTGCTGGTCATATGATTCTAATGAATGATACCAAAGATTTCATCTATGTTATCAATAGCAAAGGCACGGCATGGATTGAAATGACATCACAAGGTGATATCAATGTATTTGGTCAAAGTACAATGAATATTACTGCCAAGGCTGGTTTTAATTTAGAAACCGAAGGCGGCATTAGTATGCATGCCAAGCAAGATATTAATATTAAAAGCGATACCAATGTTAATATTGAAGGCAAAGATTTAAACTTAAAAGGCAGTGGCAGCACAAAAGTAACTGGTGCAATGAGCCTACACCTAAAAGGTAAAAGCACGTATGTTACAGGTGATACTTGTTTGCAGTTTAAGAGTAGCGGTCACCTTGATATGCGAGCACTGTGTATCACACTGAACACTGTTGGCGCAACGCCTGCGATGGAAGCAGGTGGTGCCACACCTCCAAAGAATATGCCTACTCATGAGCCATTTAATCGTAGCACGCCTAAAGGCGGCGGCAGTACCGTTGCTCCACAGCAAAACCAAACTGTTAATGCTGCTACAAATGGTGCTAGTGAAGTTGCACCAACCACACCAACACCATCAAGTAATACTGGTGGTGTAGCAAACCCACAAGCGCAACCAAGTTATGGTGCTGCACAGGGTCAAAGTACTAGTAGTGGACCATATGGTGCTACAAATAATTATGGCAGCAGTGATATTCCTAGTAGTTATGGACCAATGACAAACAATATTTCGCCAACAACATACAACAATGGTATGCAAGGCAGTGCTGCTGGTCAAAGTAGTTCATTTGCACAATATATTCCACAGGTGCCCAACCCAATTGCAACTATTGCAAACTTTGCAACTCAAAGTCTATTACAAAATATTACACATGGTACTGGTGGTGCGTTGGATATTGGCAACAATGTAAGTGGTCAGTTTACTAATCAGAACTACAGTACAGGCGAACTGCAAAACAATCCAGGCAATCTACAATATAGTGCAAATGATAAATTTGCAGTTGGATTTGCAAATGGACTTGCAGTGTATACTAAACCAGAAGATGGTATTGCTGCACTGATATCACTATTTGACAGTTATGCAACTGCTACACCTATCACTGCTATACAGTTGATTGCGAACTATATGCAGAGTAATAATCTTACATCCAATGAGGTTGTAAGTTTTGCTAGGTTTGTTCAAAACAATAGTGGTATAAACCCAACTGACTATGTGTATCTTGCTGATCCGCAAACAAGAATTGCTTGGGTTACTGTTGTTATCCGTCAAATTCAAGGCAGAATAATCTATACCTATGACCAAGTAGTAACAGGTTGTGCGCAAAGTGTTGGACTAACGTCAAGTGCATTTACACAAAACATTGCGCCAAATGCTCCTTGGAATAATGGTTCAACCAAGAGTGGATTTGTATCGCCAAATAGTCCTACTTTACAAAATGGTGGTGGTAGTCTACTTGGTAATATCGTTGACAACGTTAAGAATAATCTTATCAACCGTGCAATCGGCGCTGCTGGCAATGCTGTTGGTAATATATTAAACAATGCGTTGCGTGGTAATTCTCAAAACCCAACTAGCGGACAGCAAGGCAGTTTTGGCTTTGTGCAAGTTGATCCTAATGCGGCTGCTAGTCGTCAGGATGCAGAACGTATATTGGCAAGTGGCGGTAGTTTTGTTGATGCAACTTCCAAGGTAGATGCTGCTAGCCCAGGCAAGATTCCGTTGCCTATTGCACGACCAGCAGACTTAAATGTAAATTATGGTTCACTTGACCCACAACAACGTGCTGAATTACGTGCTCAATATGTTGGAACACAGGCACAAACTACAGATATTGCCACACCTGGTCCAACACCTAACCAACAAGTAGACGCCGCACAAACAAATGTTGCTATTGCACAGGCTACTGCTGATTCAGCAAATGCAAAATATAATAGCGCATTACAAACATTTGGTGCAAATGACCCACGTACTACTGCTTTCAAGAACGATGCTGCAGTGGCAAATGATAGTCTTGTAACGGCACAAAGCCAACGTGATACTATTATTGCTACAAATCCACTGCTTGACAAAGACCCAAGCGATGCAACAGGAACCGCAAGCGCAATGTTGCAAGAAAAACAAAATGCATATTATGCTGCGATAGATGCTGGTGATGCATCGCCTAGTGATAATACTAATAATATATCTACTCACGTGCAAACACAGCAAGAAATTGTAGATCAGGCTAATGCTGTACAGGCAGCACAAACTGCAAGTGTTGCAAGTATTAATAATCCAGTAGTTCCAGATGCAGTTGCAGACTATAGAGCACCAGCATCAACTGCAGTTTCAACAAATAGCGCCACATTTGAACCAGGCGCAACATATGATGGCGGAATACCAAACCGTGATGTTGAATATACAAATACAAGTACACTTCCAACGTTTGCACAACCAAAGTCACCAGATGCTGCGCCACTTGCTATAGGCGATCCTTCTAATAACACAACAGGTTATTCTTTCGGAAATAATCCAGTGCCTCTGCCTACTACTACTGGCGACCCACGAGTTGGCGAAGGAACTCTTGGTGGTGGTTATAATGATCCATATTCTCCACCACCAACTGATTCTGCAACACCATCAACGCCGCCCGCAACTGATAATTCATACTTGCCAATAGAAAAACCTGCGCCAGTAACAGGAACTACACCTGCACCAGGCAGTGGTGGCGCAACTGGTGGCAGTGATACTCCACAAGGCAGTGCTGCAACTGGTCCAAGTGCAGGTAGTTGTTGATGAGGGGTAAATATTAGTATGGCACTTTATAAAGGTTATTCATCAGTTAATAGAACATTTGGACCATTTGGGATCACTGACAATGATCTCATAGTTCAAGATTTATTAAATCATTTACAGATTCGTAAGGGTGAAAAATTACATAATCCAAATTTTGGTTGCATTATCTGGAATAGGTTGTTTGATCCGTTAACGCCTGCGCTAAAAGCAGAAATTAAACAAGATATTGATCGTATTATTGCCTATGACCCACGATTTAATGTAGTAAGCCAAACCATTGTGCAAGAAAGTCCAGATGGACGTGGTTTAATATTAAATTTTCAACTACGATTTGCCACTGATAATAAACTTGCAGCACTTAATGTATTATTTGATAATAGCAGTCAAAAACTGTATGTTCTTTAATATACGCAGTTAATTTTCCAAATAAATAATATGTGATAGAGAGTACCAATGGCAACTAATACACGTCAGACCAATATATTTGCAACCGAAGATTGGAAGAAGATTTATACAACCTTCTCTAATGCTGACTTTCAAAGTTATGATTTTGAAACACTGCGCAAAGTTATGGTTGACTATGTTAAAACATACTATGCCGAAGACTTCAATGACTTCATTGAAAGCAGTGAATATGTAGCACTACTTGACCTTATTGCATTTACTGCACAAAGTGTTGCCTTTAGAACAGATTTAAACGCTCGTGAAAACTTCTTGGAAACTGCAGAACGCCGTGATAGCGTCCTGAAACTAGTAAAACAATTAAATTATGTTCCAAATCGTAATCGCAGTGCCAGTGGTTTCTTAAAAGTAAACTCTGTAACTACTACAGAAAGCATTATTGATATAAATGGCACTAACCTTGCTAGAACTGCTATTGCGTGGAATGATGCTAACAATGCTAACTGGGTAACACAATTTTCTCAAATAATGAATGCCGCAATAAACAGCAGTCAAAAGATTGGTAAACCTTATGCTAGTAAAACAATTAATGGTATTCGTACAGAACAATATAACTTGAGTGTTCCTAATACTATTCTACCTATCTTTGGTTTCAGCAGCAATGTTGGTTCAGTAAACACTAACTTTGAAGTTGTAAGTGCAAATATCCTGACTACTGATACTATTAGTGAGTATGATCCTGGAACACGTGGTCAGTTTGGTTTAATTTATCAAAACGATAGTCGTGGTAACAGCAGTGCAAATACTGGATTTTTCTTATTCTTTAAACAAGGCGTGTTAAACTCTATTGATTTCACGCTTACTGATAAAGTTGCAAACCGTATCTTCTCTATCAACAGCGAAAATGTTAATAATAATGATGTGTGGATGTACGAGATTGCAAACGGTAAAATTGGAGAATTATGGACACAGGTAGCAAGTACCAGTGGCAGCAATGCCATATATAATAGTACTGCTCGTGGTATTCGTACTCTTTACAGTGTAAACACACGCATCAATGACCAAATTGATTTGATATTTGGTGATGACAGTTTTGCACAAATTCCACTTGGTAATTATCGTGCGTATTATCGTGTGGCAAATGGTTTAACTTACCGTATTTCACCAAGTGATATGGCTAATATTTCTGTGGCAATTCCTTATATTAATAAGAATGGTCAAACTGAAACAATAACCTTAAACTGCTCACTGCAATATACAGTAAGCAATAGTTCACGTCGTGATCTTACTAACGAAATTAAACAAAAAGCACCACAGGCTTATTACACACAAAACCGTATGGTTAATGGCGAAGATTATAATATCTTTCCTTATACCTCTTATAGCGATATTGTAAAAGTAAAATCTGTAAATCGTTTTGCCAGCGGTGTATCACGTGGTTTAGATATAACTGACCCAACTGGAAAGTATACAAGCACCGATCTTTATGCAAAAGATGGTGTATTTTATAAAGATACCTTCCTACAAACATTTGACTTTACATACAATAGTCGCAATGATATTATC